GGGCAACCTTGTTTCGGCAAAGTTTTTGGCTCACGGCGCACACTGGAATGTCAAGGGCGTAATGTTCCCTCAGTTTCACAAGTTTTTTCAAAAGATTTATGAAGATTATGACGCTGCGATTGATCCGACAGCTGAGAACATTCGCAAACTAGATTTTGACGCGCCATTTATGTTGCCGACCTTTGTTGCCGACACTGAGATTGAAGCAACTTTTATCGGTGGTGACCCTGTTCAGTTGTCTTTGGCGATTTACAAAGCAAACGAAATCCTGCTTGGCGACATTGTTGAAACTCAAATGTGCGCCGATGAACTAAACGAACAAGGTATTTTCAACTTTTTGGCAGACCTTCAGGACCGTTTTAGTTTGTGGCACTGGCAACTTGGAACGATTATCGGCGATGACTTGCGTAACGCATTCAAAACTGAGATTGAAGAAGTTGGCGAAATCCACATTCCAGCACAACCGACCGACGCTGCGCCTGAAGTTGCTACTGGTTACGATATGGACACTATGGCCCCGATGGTCGAAGGTCGTTTCGTTGATCCGAAGTTTGTTCAAGAAAACCGTCAGTCAGGAAACAAAATGCTCGAACAGCGCACCGCTCTAGAAACTATCGAGCTGCGACAAGAAGGCGATGGTATGACTTTTAGCGGTTACGCTGCGAAGTTTGACTCACCAAGCCAGCCGTTGCCGTTTACCGAGATTATCAAGCCTGGCGCGTTTAAGCGTTCGCTCGCTTCTCGCAACGATGTCAAGTTGTTGTGGAATCACGATTCAAGTCAGGTTCTTGGTTCGACTCGTGCCGGCACTCTAACTTTGGTCGAGGATGCTGTTGGTTTGCGTGTGACCGCTAAGTTGCCTAACACGTCGGCTGGTCGTGACGCTGCCGAGCTTATCAAGCGTGGCGATGTGAACGCTATGTCGTTTGGTTTCTCTGTTCCGCAGGGTGGCGACACCTGGTCTGAGGATGGCAACACTCGTGAACTCAACTCGGTCAGACTGTTTGAAACTTCTATCGTTGCGTTCCCAGCCTACGAATCGACTGCTGGTTCGACTTCTGTTCGTTCTGGTGAAGCCGCAGAGAAAAAACCTGCCGATCTAGGTTTGTTGCGTAAGCGTCTAGACCTGCTCAAATAGGCTCTAAAACTTTTCTACTAAACTTGTAATCAAGGTTCTGCGTAAGCGCGAACCTAGTCAGCGTTAGCGCGGCGTTTATCCTATTCAAAAAAACCAAACCTGAAAGGACATCTAATGTCTGAATTTCTAAACGGTATGGTCGAGGAACGTCAGAAGCTCTGGCACGAAGCAAAGGCGATTATTGACATCGCCGAAGCCGAAGGCCGTTCGCTCTCAGGCGAAGAGGAAGCCAAATACCAGGCTATCTCTGCTGACCTTGACAAGAAAGCCGAATTTATCGACGAGGCTCGTAGCCGCGCCGAGCGCGAAGACCGTGCAGCTGCTGTTGCCGCACAGACCCGCGTAACCACTCCAGAGGTCAAGAACACCGACGAGCAGATTCTTCGCTCGATGCAGAATGGCGGAGGACACGAGTTCCGTAGCATCACACCCTCGAGTACGGGCTCGCCTGTGCCGACTGGCTTCTACCAGAAAGTTATCGAACTTGCCCGTCTGACTGGCCCAATGCTTCAGACCTCTACCGTGTTGAACACCGCTTCTGGTGAGAATCTACAGATTCCTTCACTTAGTGCCTACTCAGCTGCCACTGTCAAGTCACCTGGCGCTGCTATCGACACCAACGAGCCAACTTTCAACACCTTCACCACGCTTTCGGCTTACAAGTATTCGGGTCTTATTTCGGTTGCTCGTGAACTTATGACCGACTCAGGTGTTGACCTTATGGGCTTCATCGCTACCGAAGTTGGTAATGCGCTGGGCTACGCTGTCAACACTGGTCTAACCACCGGAACCGGAACCGTTCAGCCAACTGGTGTTACCACCGTTGCTGGCTCGGGTATCACTGGCTCGACTGGCGGCACGGGTGCGTTCACCGCGGACAACGTGTTCGATCTTATTTACAGTCTTGACGGCGCACTTCGTCAGAAGAACACCTTTGGTCTTCAGATGAACGCAAAGTCAATTGCTGCTGTTCGCAAGCTCAAGGACTCTTACGGCCGTTACCTTTTCGATCCAGCACTATCGGCAGAAAAGCGCGACCTAATCGGTGGCTACCAGGTCTTCGAGAACCCAGCAATGGCAGACCCAGGTCTTGGTGCTAAGAGCATCATCGCCGGCGACCTGTCAGCATACTATGTTCGTTCAGTCGGTGGCGTTCGCCTCGACCGTTCAGACGACTATGCGTTCGGTTCTGACCTAACCACGTTCCGTTTCACGTTCCGCGTTGACGGCAACCTGCCACAGGTTTCGCACATAAAGTGGTTCAAAGGCGCAGCCTCTTAGTATTTATCCCAAAGATTCCCCCATCAGTCGCGTAGTCTGGTGGGGGTTTTCTTTTGACAAAAACTTATTCGTGTGTTTTACTTTTCTTGTTGCTCTCCGCAACTGCTCACTGTTGAGCGCAAAGCCCCGATGGTATCCCCCAAGCCGTCGGGGTTTTTTGCTACCATAAATGAAACGAGAGGATTTTATGAACGGCGTTATTTCGTGGGCTTCAAACAGCCCGACAGCGAACACCGGTTACGGCACGCAGACGGCTCAGTTTCTGACTCACGCTAAACGCGCAGGTTACAAAGTTGCTTCGCTCTCAAACTACGGCTTGGAAGGTGCGAACACTGTTTGGGATTCACCTGCTGGCCCTATCCCGCATTATCAACGCGGTGCCGATCTCTATTCGAACGAAGTTATCCCGATGCATTCGCAACATTGGGCGAACGCTAATCCTGGTTTGCCGTCGTGTTTGATAACCCTTTACGACGCTTGGGTGTTTGAAGGTATCGGTTACGACAAGATTGAGCGCATTGGTTCGTGGGTTCCGATTGACCATTCACCGATTCCTGAGAAGGTTGGCAAGTGGTTGAAGAAACCTAATGTGACACCTATTGCGATGTCGAAGTTTGGGCAGGATGAGATGGCTCGCGCAGGTATTGAAGCTGAGTATGTTCCGCACGGTATTGACACGAAAAAGGTTTTCAAGCCGACTCTGGTGTTGCCTGAAGGTGTGACTGTCGAGGAACATCTCCAGTCGAAGGATAAGTTTGTTGTCGGTATGAACGCGGCGAATAAGGGCGTTTATCCGATGCGTAAGGCGTGGGATGCGAACATTCTGGCGTTCTCGATTTTCGCGCAAAAGCACGATGACGTTTTGCTTTACATTCATTCCGAACCGTTTGGCGTGTTTGGTGGCGTGAACCTTTTTGACTTGATGAAAGCGTGTGGTTTGCCGCAGCATAAAGTTTCGTTCGTTGATCCGATTGCTTACCGTTACGGAATCGACCAGCAAACTCTCGCAGGGCTTTATACCGGTATGGATGTTCTCCTGGCAACATCGTTGGGCGAAGGTTTTGGTTTGGCGACGATTGAAGCGCAAGCGTGTGGCACGAGAGTTATTGCGTCGAACTTTGCTGCGTCTGCCGAGCTTGTTTCGGAAGATTCTTGGTTAGTCAATGGGCAACCGTTGTGGGATGCGCCACAGAAGGCTTGGTTCAATACGCCGTTCGTTGTCGAGATTGTGAACGCGTTAGAGGATGCCTATCAGAAGGGCAAGGGCAGGTCACAGAAGGCCATTAGCAAGGCTGCGGAGTATGACAGCGCAAAAGTGTTCAAAGAGTCGTGGCAGCCTGTTCTAGGGCGTTTGCTTGGTGCGGTAAAATAGGCTTATCAACTTCAGGAGTTTTTTGTGGCCCTAACTAATGCGTATTGTTCCCTAGCCGATGTCAAAACGGCTTTGCGGATTACCGACACCATTGACGACGCGATGCTAGAGATGTCTATCAACTCGGCAAGCCGTCTTATTGACCAGTATTGCAACCGTTTCTTTTACAAGGGCACGACTACAAGCGAGCAGCGTTACTTCACAACCACCGATCCGTATTATGTTTTCATCGACGACCTGGTTGAATTTACTTCGTTGGACACTTCGAGCAATATGAAAAACCAATACGACATCAACTGGACTAACTCAGGCGATTACCCAGACTATGAACTGAGTCCGAAAAACAACCTCGCTAACGGCTATTACAGCCCTTACACACAGATTTTGGCGACAGGTCACTACTTGTTCCCATACTT